TAAAGCGGTACGAATACCCGTACAAGGCTAGAGATGCGTTCTTAGACTTTCACAGACGGGATCAACGCTGGGCAGTCTTAGTCTGTCATCGCAGGGCTGGTAAGACTGTAGCCACCATCTGCGACACGATTCGCAGGGCAGTCATGGAAAAGAAACCTGACGGCAGGTATGCTTATATTGCTCCTTACTATGCCCAGGCTAAAAACATTGCTTGGGACTACTTACTCAAGTTTGCAGAGCCAGCTATTGTTAAGGCTAATCAGTCAGAACTATGGGTAGAACTAGTCAATGGGGCAAAAATACGCCTATTTGGTGCTGATAACCCCGATGCCCTGCGTGGTTTATACCTTGATGGCGTAGTGCTAGATGAGTATGCCGATATGAAACCAAGACTTTGGGGTGAGATTGTGCGCCCATTGCTGACAGACAGACAAGGCTGGGCTACCTTTATTGGTACGCCAAAGGGCCATAATGCGTTCTACGACATATACAACGAAGCCCAAAAAAACCCCAATTGGTATGTCAAGACACTAAGAGCCGACCAGTCAGGACTGCTGCCTGATGCTGAATTGTTAGATGCCCAGCAGTCAATGTCAGAAAACCAGTACGAACAAGAGTTTCTATGCTCGTTTGAAGCAGCCATTCTTGGGGCGTATTATGGTCAAGAAATGCGCAGAATCACGGATTTAGAGCGCATTACTACGGTGGACTATGACCCCATGTTCCCCTGCCACACAGTTTGGGATCTCGGGTACAACGATTCCACAGCTATTATTTGGTGGCAATGCGTATATGGTGAGATACGAGTACTGGATCATCACTCCAGCAATGGTCAGCCAATCTCTTATTACACAGGTTTGCTGGCCCATAAGGAAGATGAGTTTGGGTACAAATATGGCACTCATTGGCTGCCCCATGACGCTAGGGCAAAAACACTAGCCAGCGGTGGAAAGAGCATAATTGAACAAATTTCTGCAAAAATTGACATAAAACATCTAAAAATCGTACCAAATCTGTCAATTCAAGACGGAATACAAGCAACACGACTTGCATTAACTCGTACTTGGTTTGATAATAGATGTGAAGAATTAATCGAATGTTTGCGTCAATACCAAAGGGAATGGGATGATGATAAAAAGGTATTTAGAGATCGCCCGAAACACGATTGGACAAGCCATTCAAGTGACGCTATGCGCTATCTCTCAATTGTTTGGAAAGATGAGGAAAGCCCTATCCTCAAAGATGACCGCATTAAAGGACTACATATTGGGCAAACGGATGTAACGCTCAACGAAATGTGGAAAGAAACCCCCAAAATAGTTAATCGCAGGATATAAACATGGATCACACATACGAAGATTGGTACAACTGCATCGCCCAGTACGAGCGTACATTCAAGGAATGGGAAGGTCGTGCCGATAAGATTGTTAAACGATACCGTGACGAATCTCGTAGCAGAAACAACCCAAACGCTAAGTTCAATATCTTGTGGAGCAATGTACAAACCATTACCCCAGCGGTATTTGCAAGACTGCCAAGACCTGATGTAAGCCGTAGATTCCGTGACAACGACCCAATTGGTCGTGTAGCGTCAATGATGCTAGAACGGGCATTAGAGTACGAAATTGAGCATTATGGTGACTATGCCAGCGCAATGAAGCAGGCCGTTCAAGACCGTTTACTAGGCGGTCGTGGTACAGCATGGGTTCGTTACGAGCCACATATTGTCGGTCAAGCTGCTGGAATGGGTGAAGGTGCGCCTGATGATGGCTTTCAAGTAACCGAAGATACAGACGAAGCAGAAACCGAAGGCGGCATTTATCGTGAGAACGAAGAACGCATAGAGTACGAATGCGCACCAGTAGATTATGTTTACTGGCGTGACTTTGGTATGACCGTAGCCCGTACATGGGAAGAAGTCACCGCTGTATGGCGTAAAGTCTATATGGAACGCCCTGCGCTTGTGGAACGCTTTGGCGAGGAACTTGGCGGTCGCATTCCACTTGATACTAAGCCTGAAACATCCAAATCATTCAATGAAAAGATGGGCGAAGGCTCACGAGAAGCCCTAATTTATGAGATTTGGGATAAGTCTACAGGCCAAGTGCTTTGGTTATCCAAGTCAATGGGCAAGATTCTTGATACTCGTGATGATCCGTTGCAGCTTGAGAACTTTTGGCCTTGCCCAAAACCCATGTTCTCTACCCTCACAACAGACAGCCTAATCCCTGTACCTGATTTTGTACTGTACCAAGACCAGGCTCGTCAATTAGACACGCTGGCTGATCGAATTGATGGCTTCATTCAAGCCCTTAAAGTACGGGGCGTTTACGATGCGGCAGAGCCAAGCCTTGCCCGCTTGTTTACAGAAGGCGAAAATAACGCATTGCTACCGGTTAAGAACTACGGTGCATTTAGCGAAAAGGGTGGACTTTCAGGCTCTATTAACCTTGTAGATATTCGACCCATTGCAGAAGGCTTGCAAATGGCTTACCAGGCTATGGATCAAGTCAAGGGTCAAATCTACGAGATCATGGGCATTGCTGACATTCAGCGTGGTCAGACCGATCCGAACGAAACCCTTGGCGCACAGATTATTAAGTCAAACAACGCTTCAGGGCGTTTAAAGACTATGCAGCATGAGGTAGTGAACTTTGCTACCGCTCTTTTACAGATCAAAGCGCAGATTATTTGCCAGCATTTTACCGATGACACCATCGTTAAGATTAGCGGTGCAATGCAATTATCCCCGCAAGATCAAGCACTTATCCCACAAGCGTTGCAACTTCTGAAAGACGAACCCGCTAAGAACTTCCGTATTGAAGTAACTAGCGATTCCATGATCTATCAAGATGAGCAGCAAGAGAAACAAGACCGTGTTGAGTTCTTAACCGCAGTCAGCCAGTTTATGCAAACAGCCCTGCCAGTAGCACAAGGCGCACCTGAACTTACTCCATTGCTAATGGAAATGCTCAAGTTTGGCGTAACAGCATTTAAAGCTGGTAAAGGCATGGAAGGGCTTATTGACGAAACAGCCGATAAGTTCCGTCAGCAGGCTAAAGATGCAGAAGGACAGCCAAAGCCGCCATCACCTGAACAACAGAAGATGCAGATGCAGATGCAGATGGAACAAGCCAAGATGCAGGCAGAGCAGCAAAAAATGCAGATGCAACAGCAGATTGAGCAGGCTAAGATTCAAGGTCAAATGGAACTGGAAAAAGCTAAACAAGAGTACCAGGCTCAAGAAAACCAACTTAAATTCCAGCTTGAAGATCAGCGTAACCGTGAGCAAATGCAGATGGAAATGCAGCTTGAGCAGACTAAGTTGGATACAACCAACAATAAAGAATTGCTTTTGGCTTATCTTAACAATGCTGCCAAGATTGAAACAACCCGCATATCATCAGGTTTAGATACTGGCGAAGCAGCGTATGCTGATAATGTGCAAATGGCTAACATTTTGCAAGACCAATTAGGATATTCAGACATGAAAAACCATCCATTACAACCTGCAATTGAGAATATGTACAACAGCAACCAGCAGTTAGCCCAAATGCTATCTATGTTGCTAGATAAACTCAACCAGCCTAAGACTGTAATTCGTGGCCCTGACGGTAAAATTGCTGGGGTTCAATAATGGCAACAATTAAGCATTTAAAGGTATCAACCATTCCGGATGCTGGGGATGACACACTTATTGAACCGTCAGATTGGAACAATGACCATGCACTTACAGGCACGGTAGAAGTAGCCAATGGCGGTACAGGCGCATCAACCTTAACGGGATATGTCAAGGGAACTGGCACAACCGCTATGACAGCGGCAGCAACCATTCCAAATACAGACATTACAGGTTTAGGCACGGCATCAACTAAAGATGCTGGCGCAGCATTAGGTGTTGCTACTTTAGATGCAGGCGGCAAAGTACCTATTTCTGAACTACCTGCCGCAGTATTGGGCGCACTTAGTTACCAAGGAACATGGGATGCAAGCACTAATACACCTACCCTTACTTCTTCTGTTGGTACTAAGGGTTATTACTATGTGGTTAGCGTTGCTGGTAATACTAACCTTAACGGCATTACTGATTGGCTTGTGGGCGATTGGGCAGTTTATAACGGGTCGATTTGGCAAAAGGTGGATAACACCGAAACCGTAACATCCGTCAATGGTCAGACAGGCGCAGTCACATTAACCACTACAAACATTGCTGAAGGCACAAACCTTTATTACACCGATGTACGAGCAAGGGCATCTAATAGTGCTGGCACAGGCATTAGTTACGATTCCGCAACAGGCGTAATTACCAACTCTGCACCCGACCAAACAGTTAGCCTGACAGGTGGTACAGGTATATCTACTAGCGGCACTTACCCTAACTTTACTATTACCAACACTAGCCCATCTTTGGGCGGTGATGTAGTAGGCCCAGCTTCGGCAACCGATAACGCCATTGCTCGTTACGACACCACAACTGGTAAATTGATTCAAAATAGCTTGGTTATTGTTGATGATACTGGCAGCGTAACAGGGGTAAATGCCCTGACCGCCCAAAGTTTGACTGTAAACAACAACGCTACATTAGGTTCATCCAATACCGATACTTTAGAAGTAAATTCACGGATTACTACCGATTTAGAACCAAATACGGATGCTGCTAAAGACATTGGAACAAGCGGTAGAAACTGGCGAGATGGATTTTTTAGCCGTAACTTACAAGCAGAAGGCAAGGTAGTAAGCCCACATTTTGATGCTTTAAATTCTGCTGGCGGTTCATTAAGAAATTCAAGCGGAACGGCACAGCTTCAATGGGGCGGTGGCGGTGGCAACAATATAAGCGTTGATGTGGCCATTAATATTAACCCTGCCAATGCACAAGTAGCTATTAGCCCTACAGGTACAGGTTCAGTAACCATTAACCCAGCTACGGCTGGAACAATGAATAACATGGTTATTGGCGGCACAACGCCTTTAGCTGGCTCATTTACTGATTTAAGCGTTACTGGAACTACTAGCTTTGATGGTTCGCAGGGAACAGCAGGTCAAGTATTAACATCCGCAGGTACAGGCAATACACCTACTTGGACTACCCCAACAACGGGAACTGTCACAAGCGTAGGCGGTACAGGTACGGTTTCAGGTATTAGTCTTAGCGGCACGGTTACATCTTCAGGCAACTTAACGCTTGGCGGTACATTAGACCTGTCTAGCCCACCTGCTATTGGTGGAACTGCACCTAATACAGTAAACGGAACAGTCCTAAACGCTACTAACGGCATAGTCGTAAACAGCAATACTGTAGCGGCAAGCTATACGATTCCAAGCGGATCAAGTGCCATGAGTGCAGGGCCAATGACGGTAGCAAGCGGTCAGACTGTGACTGTATCAAGTGGGTCACGCTGGGTAATTCTGTGAGTTTTTCTACTGCTTTTCAGGCTAATGCGTTTCAAAATAACGCTTTCCAAGTCTACATTCCACCAACCCCAACCAATAATCTTGGCGGTGGTGATGATGCAACCTGGACACCTGAAGAACTAAAGCGAATCCGGAAGCTATCTGCAAAAATAGCAGAACGCCAACGCAAACTAGAGCAAGCCACTAAAGATGCTAAGACTTCACGCAAGCAAGCATTTAAAGATTTAATTGATCCTGTTGCAAAAGTTAAGCAACCTAAAGTACAATCCAAACAAGAGGTTAAAGCTGATATACCGTTAGCTGAAACAGAAGAATTACAGCGGTCTATAAGCTACCTTGAACGACAACGGAATAACATCCTTGAGGCGGTGGCTTACAGAAACCAGCAATATCTCATTCAAGAGCAATTGCGTGTAATGGAAGCCCAACGCCAAGAGGAACTTGACGATGAGGCTGCATTATTACTACTGCTTTAAACCCACACGCACAATATAAGTTAGCCTACGATAACCTACACGCTGGCAGGTATGCTGCTGGTTTTAGGTTATTTGAGTACCGCTGGCATAAAGACATACTTGCCAACCAAACCATCCCCTATGCAAGACTGCCCGTAGCCCCAAAAGCATGGCAGGGTGAATCCCTATTAGACAAGACCATCGTTGTTCAAATGGAGCAGGGATTTGGCGATATATTCCAATACGCCAGGTTCTTGCCAGCTTTAAAGGTTTTAGGTGCAAAAAGGGTGGTAGTTTTGACTGTACCTAATTTGTTTGGTGTGCTAGGTCAAATGGAGTGTATTGACCAGCTTACCAACCTGACAGAAGATGGCCCAGCGCATGAATGTGACTACTGGATTGGCTCAATGTCGCTGCCTTACTACATAGACTGCGCTATGCCCTATGTAAAAGCCCTATTTCCTGTTACAAACACCAAAGTTGTTGGCTCAGAAGGCTATTTTGATGCCGAAGCCAGCAATATTCCTAAGAAAATAGGCGTAAATTGGTCTGCCAGCAAGGGCGCATTGCATTGGATCAAGTCTATTTCCATAGAACACATGGAAAAGCTGGTTGGTGACGATGTTTACAGCCTAAATCCTGAGATGGATGGCAACTTTAGACCGTTACCTGACGATGGCTGGAAGAAAGACTGGTCAATCACGGCTAAACACATGAAAGCCATGCGTGGCGTGGTTACGGTAGATACGGGAACAGCACATTTGGCTGGTGCTTTAGGCGTTAGATGCGTAGTTTTGCTGCCAAAAGAGGAGTTTGTCTGCTGGCGGTGGAAAAATGCTCGTTGGTACGACAGCGTTTTGACCCTCAGACCTGATGAATACGATCAATTACCTGAAATTTTAAGGAGAATGTAATGCTTTGCCCTAAATGCGGATATTCCGAAGGAAATCATATCAAAGCCAAACAAACTGACGAGGAATTCTTCCTAGAATGGTGGACACCTACCATTGGCTTAGAAGCCGCCAAAGCATCTTGGCAAGATAAGGTGGCAATGAAGTATAGGGAAGCCCCTATGGTGATGCCGGATATTGAAGGCCACATTAGCATGGCTGATGGTACATGGGTTTCTAGCCGTTCTAAGCACCGTGAGAACTTAAAGCGCAATAACTGCGTAGAAGTTGGAAACGATGTGAATTTTGAGCAAAAAAAGGTTGAATTCAGCCGTAAAGAAAACGAAGCCCGTAAGCGTCAAATTGCGGAAATTG